CATTGAGCAAGTCAGATGTTGGTCTTGGGAATGTAGACAACACAAGCGACTTGAACAAGCCTATATCAACTGCAACACAGAATGCATTGAATGCAAAGGTGACTTCCAATGCTGCAATCACAGGAGCAACCAATACCAAAATCACATATGATTCAAAAGGATTGGTGACTGCTGGTACTTCACTTGCTGCTTCAGATATGCCGACAGGAATTGATGCTGCAAGAATTGGAACTGGTGTTGTAAACAATACAGAGTTTGGATATCTTGATGGAGTCACAAGTTCTATTCAAACTCAAATCAATAGTCTATCACTTCCCACATTAAACATCAGAGGAACAGGAACAACACAAGTTAGTGTTGGAGCAACTACTGCAACAAGTTGTGGATTGAGTCTATCACTTCCTTCTGGAACTGCTGACAGAACATATTTCATTGAAGCCTGTTGGATGTTGTCACCTACATTCAATCCAACATCTGGTGGTAGAATAGGATTTAGTTGGTCTGGAAGTATCATCAATTTTCATGGTTCATTTGAAGGTAGTGCATCAGAGATATCCTTCAGAAGTGTTCAAGCAGCAGCAATCACAAGTGGAGGATTGTATCCATCAAATACACCATACTTTGCAAGTGATATCAACAGGTCAGCAATTGCTCCAACTATCTTCAGAGGATATTGTGATGTTGTTGCAAATTCTACCACATCACTCACCTTGACTCTTGCAGCAGTAACAGGAGGAGCAACTATAGCCTTCAGTCCTCGTGGTTCATATCTAAGAGCAATCAGAGTATCATAACATGGGCGAACTAACAGAACTTAGAAAGATGCTCAATGAGTTTGGAGTGAGAGCAGTTGAACTTGCAAAGAGCAATTTGCAGATAGACAGGACTATTGATGGGAAGAGGAGGAAGAGAGTCGCATCTGGTAAACTCAGAGACTCACTCACATACAGACTATGGAAGAGAGGAAAGAAGGATGTCATCATCTTCACCACAAACTCTGATGCAACCAGAGAGTATGCTGATGTGATTGAAGAAGGAAGAAGACCAAACTCAACTCCTCCTCCGATTGCTCCAATCCTTGCATGGATAAAACTGAAGAGAATCAGACTGAGGAATGTTGATGCATCCAATGTGATGCAGAGAAGTCAATTCAAGAAGAAAGCATCAACAAAAAAAGAGCAGAAGGATGAACTGCTTCTCATGGCAAGGAGGATGTCTATCAGTATAGGCAAGAAGGGAATCAAAGGAATACACTACTTCCAAGAAGCAATAGATGATGCTCTGGATGAGTTTGATGACAACATCATATCAGCAGTCATCCAAGACATAGAGAAACAATTGAAATCAGACAAATACATCAAATAGACATGGCACTCACACTTGTAGATAGACCATACAACTGGACATTGAGAGGACAGAAACTGCTCTATAGAATATCATCAACCAATGTGGGTGAAGATGGATTCAAGTATGGAGTATCTGTGACTGATGCAGCAACTGGAAAAGTATACACATTCTTCATTGACAGGAGTCCTTCAACCAATGACTTGCTCTTTGACCTTGCTCCAGTAGTCAAGATGTTCAATGATGAGTCTACTCCAGATATGCATACTGCTCCTACTGATGACCCTTGGAGTGAACCATTGGGAGGAAGTTGGAAGCAGTTCAATATTCAGTTCTCAGAATGGTGGTTGATTGGTGGAATACTCACCGACAATGAGACATATCTCAATGCAACCAACTACATCATGAATGGATACTATCAAGCATATGATGGATACAAACCAAGTGTTGATAGTGTGGGAGAGACACAACTTGCTTTGACTTCTGCTACATCCAGAGCATGGAGCGACAGACAATGGAATACACATAAATGGTGGTATGCTTCTTCTGCTTTTGACAATCTATCAGTCAATAGAACATTCATTCCATGTATGAATTCAGACTATGGTTTGTTGTATGCTCCATTGAAAACATCTCTTGCTGGTAATGCTGAGAAAATCAGTATCAACTTTTTCAAAGGAAACATCCCTATTGGTTCAACTTCATTTGTTCCTACTGGAGGAGAAGTCATAGGAGTCGGAGTATATCCAATGAACTTGAATGATTCTGGTTTGTCTGTTAGTCCAGCAATACTTCCAACATGGACTCACTATATGGTGACATTTACTAATGCTGGTGGTGCTGGAAATAGAAGTATCAACTATCTATTCTATGACCAAGAGAAGAATGGACAATTTGATTGTAGATATGACTATGTGAGAATTGCTTGGGTAAATAGTCGCTCTGGATGGGATTATGCAAACTTCATCAAGAAGAATGAAGTGAGCAATGAGTTTGAAAGAAAGCAGTATAAGAAACTTCTCATGAATCAATATGGTACTTTTGACAACTGGCAAAGACAATTGACAGACAGAGAGACCATAGTGACTCAGACATTGACCATCACATCAGACTGGATTCAAGAGAATGAATTCATCTTTTTGAGAGGACTCTTTGCAAGCAATCAAGTAGAGATACTGAATACAGATATCACTTCCAAATCTCTCGGATATAGGAAACCAGTATCCATCATTGATACTTCTTTTGTTGAGAAGAAGGAAAGGAATGGAAAACTATTCAACATCACAATCAAACTCAAATACTCACAAGACTACTGGACATGACAAATGAAGTACAATTGATTGCATGGAAGAATGCAATAGATGATACAATTCTCTATAGTGGAACTTGTGTCCTTGCTCAAGGATATGGTGAGCAGATGCTGGTTGAGATTGCTCCTATTGGTGGAACATCTGATTCTACCTTGAGAGGGAAATGGATAATATTGACCAATGAACTTGGGCAGTCTCAATACTTTCCAATCAACTCAACATTGGTGACTGGTGGAGGAAATTGGAGACTACAACCATTCTCAACAAGTCCATTCTATGATGTGAGTGAATATGACTTCAGCAATTCAGCAACATATCAAATAATCACAAGGAAGTATGAAGGAAGGATTGATGGTGACTTGACTACTACTGCATTCTACTACAAGATGACTGGAGACCATACCAATCTTTTGGGGAAGTTGCTTCAAGTTACTCTCTCAACAGGATTCCAGTTTGTCTTCCCATGTACCATTGCTTCATACAATCTTGGTGGAAACTATACCATCATCAACTTCACTTCTGCTCTCACTCCTCCAGCAGATGCTTTGACTGGTACTTGGTCTCTTGTATATGAGACTACTCCATACTACATTGAATTGTATCCAAATGAAAGTATCTCACAGAACTGGAGATTCACCGACATCAGCAACTTTGGAACTACTGGTTCATTCAGTAGAGAGTTTAGAATACCAGCAACACAGAACAATAGTTTCATCTTTGGTGTAGTAGAAGAAGTCAACTTCAATGATGACTTGAACTACTTCCACACCAAACTCAAAGCAGAAATCAGAGTCTCAACTTTCCCCATTGCAATTGGTCACATCCGATTGATGAAGACATATACTCAGAATGGAAAGTATAGTGACTTGCAATTGTCATTCTATGCAGAGACTCCAGACTTGCAGAGAGCAATAGGTGATGCAAGATTGAATGAGTTGAGCAAACTTCCAGAGACCAATCATGTCATCTCATATTCAGCAGTCACAGACCAAGGTTTTGCAATTGCATCTGGTAGTGTTCAGTCATCTGGTGGAATCGGTGATGATACAATCTACATTGAAGAGCAACCAAACATAGACATCTTCTTGGGATTGACTTTGGTCTTGAGCAATGGTGTTGATACTACTACAAGAATCATCACATATACTGATGATGGTTTTGGTTCACAAGACAAACTTGGATTCAACATATCACTTGACCAAGACTACTCATCTGGAACATGGGTAGTAGTGAACCAGCAATTGGATGGAGTCATCAAGTATGCTCTTTGTGATAGAGGACAGAAATGGGATGAGACATCTGCAACAGGAACAAGACCAATCTCCGATTCCAACAATCCATTGTATGCTGGTGATATGACTCCTCACTTGAATAGTTGGTGGATATTCTCAAACATCTTGAGTGATGCTGGATTCCAGTTGAATCCTACACCATTGGAGTCAATACTTCAATCATATTGGAATCCTTGGTTGGCATCAAAAGTATTGAAGTCAACAATCAAGATACTGGATATCTATTCAGAGCGCAATATGATGAGACAACATACATAGACTATGGACAGACATTCAGCAATCTTCCAGAATTGTATGACTACAACAACAATCTGTTTGCTGGTTCAATCTATCAACCACCATTCCCAGCATACTACACATTCAGAGTATGGTTGACATTCACTCCTATCAATCTATACAATGCTCCTCAGAGCATCTCTTTCAAGATAAGGAATGCACAAGACCCAAGTATAGTGTACTTCACTCACTCTGTCTATATATCAGCAGCAGATGCAATTGCTCAACAACCAATCAATGTTCAGTTCACTACCAGCAGCATCTTTCTTCTACCAATGTCTGGTGCTGATGGAGTGATAGTTGGTATCAATACACTATACAACAACACACCATTCTATGGAAGTACAACATATGATGTGTTCAATGCAACTGGATGGGAACTGGTGAAGATTGAGAATGTTGCATATGGAGCAGTTGTTCAGATGAATCAGAATGCTCCTAATGTGAAGCAGATTGATTTTGTGAAGGACATCATCAATATGCATTGTTGTGCAATAGTACCAGACACATTCAAACCAAATGTATTGAACATCATACCAATGGTTGACTATGTGAATTCTGGAACTACTTTGGATTGGACAGACAAGTTGGACATCAGCAAAGACATAGTCTTGAATCCAACTACCGACAGACAAAAGAAGAACATACTCTTCACATACAAGAATGGTGGAGATATTGCTTCCAAATTATTCTATGACAATGGAAGGACATATGGTGAGTACAAGATTGAAGGATATCAAGTGAATCCAGATGAACCAATCAATGATTTTGCTGATGGTGATTTGAAGATTCAATTGACTGCTGAGTCCAATCCATGCAACTACATAGATGGAACATCACTTGTCATCTCAAAGTATAGGAATGACAAAGGAGATTTTGTTCTTCCCAACTTGAGATTTGTCTATATGGCTGATAGTGGAATAGTGAAGATGTACAATGAAATAGATGAAGTTGTCTATGATACATCAGTCAATGTCACCAACCACTATTCGGACTCATATGCAACCATTGCTGACTATGACTTGAACTTTGCTCCAGAGACTTGTCTTCATGTGATAGAATCCAATCCATACAAGAATCTCTTCAACCTATATTGGAGAGACTATATGAATGAATTGTATTCACCAAAAGCAAGAATCCTTGAAGCATCTTTTGCGCTTGATGTGATGGATGTTCAGTCATTCTCTTTTGCTGATAAAATATGGGTGAAGGATTCATACTGGAGAATCCTTGAGATAACAGACTACAAAGTTGGGATGAATGAATCAACAAGAGTAGTTCTCATCAAGACTGGAATAGATGCTCCAGATTGCATATCAGTTCCCATAGGTGATGACAATGGATTCATTCAATTTGTGGACTATGATGGGAATCCTACTTCACCATCAGCATCATGTTGTGTCAGATATGGATATAGTTGGAATAGTCAACTTGGTCAATGTCTTGGAAGAGGACAAGGAACAAACACACCAACAGACCCGACAGGAGGAAGTAGTGCAATGATGGTGATGCAAGGACAGAAGTATCAACCAGCAAACAAGATTGCAATGGTGACTGGTAGCAATATATCAGTAGACAATACATGGTCAACCTTTGTCGGTAGAGACATCACCATTCCAGCAGACAACCAGTTCACAACTGCTCAAGGTGACTACCTTCAATTGAAAGATGGACAACCATCATCTGCTCTGCTTGGTTCAAATGTGCTTGCTCCAATCAAAGGACTTCACTTTGGTGGTGGATGGAGAGGAGAGAGATTGAGTACCAATCAAGGAAGTCAACAAGGAGGAATAGTTGTACTGGGGAATGCAAATGTCTTCACTTCATCTGGAGACTATATTGAAGTTGTAGTAGGCAATGAGACCATCACAAGATTGGTCTTGGAAGATGCAACACATTGGTCATGCATTCTCAATACTCACATCTCAGACTATACTGGATTCTGGGCAAGTTCTATCTACTCATTCAATATATGGAAGAAGGGAGGAGCAGCAGACAAATCTCAACCAATTCAGATATCAATTGATGATTCAATAGGGAATCAGTTTGACTTGAAACCTTCTATTGATACATCAACAGATACAACACAACATAGATTCAGAATATCATTGATAGACATTGGTGCAACAGGATATCTATATCCAACACCAGCAGTCAATGTAGTAGCAACACTTCAATACAATCAAAGCAGATGACAAATCACAATAGTATCTCACAAGTGCTTCAGTTGATGAAAGCAAAGATTCCAGTTGACAGACCAAGTTGGAAGTTGACAGGATGGAAGTATGAATGTTGGAAGTGTGCAAAGTTGTTCTTCCAATATGCTTGGTATGTATTGATTGTCTATTCACTCTACAAACTCTTCTTCTAATATGGCAAAAGAATATCAAGTCAAGATATCCATTGATAGTGCTGGTGCAATCTCCTCAATTGATGGAGTCACCAAAGCAATTGACAAAACTGGTGAAGCAGCAGATGATACCAACAAACAAATCAAACAACTTGCTACTTCTCTCAGAACATTAGACCCAAAAACAAAGCAATGGCAAGACCTTGCAAAGCAATACCAAGAACTTGGAGGGAATGCAAAAGTCTTGAATGGTGGACTCAAGGACTTGAGGAATACTCTTGCTAACACAGACCCAAATACAGATGAATGGAAGCAATTGAATTCTGTCTATCTGCAATTGGGAGGAAGTGTTGAATCATTGACATCACAGAGATTGTCTGTTCTCAAGACACAAATGGATGGTCTTGCTCCAGACTCTGAGCAATACAAAAAGTTAGCGGATGAATTCACCAATCTTGGAGGAAAGATTGAACCAGTAGTTCAACCAGTCAAGACTCTCAAACAACAAATCAAAGAACTTCAGAATGAATTGCTATCTGGTAGAATTCCAGAAGGGAGCAAAGAGTTTGAAGAGATGTCCACCAGATTGACTGAGTTGAAGGATAAAGCAGCAGACTTCAATGAAGAGATTGGTGCAAAGACTGGTAGTCAACTGGAGCAGACTTCTCAAGGAATGGGATTGATGCAAGATAGGTTGAGGAATCTTGACTTTGTTGGTGCTGCTGAAGGTGCAAAATCATTTGCAACTACCTTGAAGAACTTCTCATGGAAGGATATAGTTGGAGGATTCAAAGCAATGAAGACTGCTATGTTGGAAGCATCTGCTGCTATGTTAGCCAATCCAATTGTTGCAACACTTGCAGTCATAGCAATTGCAATTGCTGGAGTAGTCATGGCATTCAAGTTGAATGAAAAGAACATTCAAGAATCAACTGATAGAATGCTTGCAGAGATAGATAGAATTGCCGAAGAAAGAAAGAGACAGGAGAAGTTGGAACTTGCATCAGCACAAGGGAATGCTCAACAAGTATATGAAGCGAAAATGAAAGCATTGAGAGCAGAGAAAGCAGACAATGCAAAGAAGATTTTGGAAATCTTGGAACAGGAGAAGACTGGTACAAAGATGACAGAAGAACAATATACTCAGTTGACCAATGCAAGAAAGAGGAATGCAGACTTGCAAGTAGACATTGAGATTGCAAAGATTGAGAGAATCAATGCTTTGAATCAAGCAGCATTTGACTTGGAGAGACAATTCAATCAAGTTGGAATGAGCGAAAGAGACAAAGCAAGAGATGACTTGAAGAATAAGTTTGCAGACCAAGAGAAGAAGTTGATTGAAATGGGAGCAACACAAGAGATGCTTGGTCAACTCAATGCAGTCCAGAATGAAGAGCAAAGAAAATTAGAGAAGCAGTTTGCAAAGGAAGATGCTGAAAAAGGAAAAGCAGCAAAGGAAAAAAAGAAAGCAGATGCCAAAGAGATTGCTGATGCATTGAAGGAAGCAAAGCAAACTCAGATGATGGAAGAGATTGCAATGGAAGAAGACTTGACTGAGAGAATCAGAAAAGCAAAGATGTCTGATAAGGATATCCGAATAGAAGCAATCCGAGATGAATACTTCACTTTGATTGAGAATGCAAAGACTCTTGGATATGACTATGTTGCTCTTGAGAAAGAGATGCAGAAAAAAATCACAGACATTCAACAAGAAGGTGCAAAGGAGAGAAAAGACTTGCAGACACAGATGATGCTGGATGCAATTGCTGAAGAAGAACAATACTTCCAACTTGGACAGGATGCTGGGAAGACAGAGCATGAGTTGAAACTCCAGCAACTGGAAGAGCAATACTTCAATGAAAAGACAATGATGGAGCAGTATCATCAAGATACAACCGATTTGACCAAGAAGTATGAACAGAACAAGACTCTCATTGAAATGGAAGAGAGACAAAGGAGAGTAGACCAACAAGTAGAATGGGCAAACATGAGCATCAACTTGCTGACTTCATTGAGTGACTTGGGTGAACAAAAGACAGAACAAGGAAGGAAGAAAGCATTCAAGAGAAACAAAGCACTCCAGATTGCTCAAGCAACTGCTGACACATATGCATCAGCAACAAAAGCATATGGTTCACAATTGGTAGTCGGTGATGTGACTTCTCCTGTGAGAGCATCCATTGCTGCTGGTGTAGCAGTTGCAACTGGTCTTGCTAACATAGCAAAGATTGCAAAGACACAATATGAAGGAGGGAACACAACCACACCTTCTGGTGGAGGAGGAGGAAGCATGGGAGGAGGAGAGACATCTGGAACAACCAATAGTCCTTCTGCTCCAGCATTCAATCCATTGGTGACAAACTTCATCAACAATAGACCAGACCAAATCACTCCAGCATATGTACTTGCTGGTGATGTTGCATCTGCTACAGAAGCAAGAGACAAAGTAGAGAACTTAGCACGAATAAAATAGAACAATCATGGAGAACAAAAGAGTAGTCAAGTGTGTCATAGATGACCAAGGAAAGTTGGGAATATCAGCAATCGGACTGGTACATGACCCAGCAATTGAAGAACTTTGGGTGAAACTCTCAAAGATAAAATTGAGTGAAGTACAAGAAGAGAGGAAGATGTTGTATGGTGCTGCTCTTGTACCAGATAAACACATCCTCCGATTGGATGGGAATGGTGAAGAATTCTACATCACCTTTGAGAAGGAGACCATCATGAAGTGTGCTCATCAATTCCTCAAACAGAATCTTCAGCATCAACATACATTTGAACATGAGCATCCAGTTTCTGGTTGTGTAGTAGTAGAGTCATGGATAGTTGAATCAGAGAATGACAAGTCAAGACATCTTGGACTTGATGTTCCTGTTGGTACATGGATGATAGGAACAAAAGTAGATGATGAGTCTATCTGGGAAGAAGTGAAGAATGGAACTATCCGAGGATTCAGCATTGAAGGAATGTTCAATGAGATTGGACTCTCTATGTCTACTCCATCAAGTGAAGACTTGTTCATTGCTGAACTTGAGAAACTGCTTCAAGAATTGTAGTTGTGATTTGATACATTGGTTTTGGTGTAAAAAAGAAGAGGAGTCAAAGGACTCCTCTTTCTTTAACATACACACACTATCTATTGGACTCAATTCTGAGAATTCAAAAGTATATCCATTCATCAAGATTCATCACTTTGTAGATAGTTCTGCTTATGAACAAACAAGGGAATGACTCTGTCTATTGCTTTCTACTGAAAAGTTTAACCATGTCCAAGAACTTCATCACTCGTCTCAAAGAGACATTCCACAAATTCAACATTGACCCATCACAAGTTGGTGTACAATTGGAAGAAGAAATCAAGATGTCATCTGAAGGTAAACTTCAAGATGGAACAATGATATACTCAACTGCTGATGCTTGGGGAGTAGGTGCTGACATCTACACTATGGATGAGAATGGTACTCCAGTTCCTGTTGCTGCTGGTGAATACATCCTTGAAGATGGTACAAAAGTAGTAGTTGATGACAAGGGAGTGATTGCTGAGTTTGGCATGAAAGAAGAAGAGATGATGTCATCAGAAGACTTGATGAAAATCATTGAGTCTTTGAGTGAGAAAGTGAATGCTCTCAGCAATGAGAAGACTGAACTTGCATCACAACTTGCAATTGAATCTGAGAAAGCAATCAATGCATCAAAAGAACTTTCATCTGTGAAGACTGAATTGTCATCACTCAAGAAGACTGCTTCTGCTACATCGGTGAAAGAGAGCAAGACTCATCTCTTCAACAAAGAGAAGTCACAAGTATCTGAGAAGTCATACTCACAGATGACATTGAAAGAGAGAATCCTCTTCAACATTGAACAATCAAAATCTAATTAATCCAGTATAATTTCTAATTTTTAAAATTGCTATGGCAACCACAAACACCTTAGACACAACCTATGCTGGAAAGTATGCTGGTGAATATATCCGCTCTGCTTTCCAAGCAAACGACTCACTCAACTATGTCACTTTCCGCACCAATGTAGATTGGCGTGAAGTAGTGAAGAAGTTGGTTGATGATGTAGACTTTGAAGCACCAAATTGTGCATTCACTCCTCTGGGTGAAGTCGCAATCACAGAGCGATTCTTGACCATCAAGAAGTTCCAAGTTCAACGTGAAATTTGCAAGAATACCTATCTTCAAGATTGGGCTGCAAAGGATGTTCAGAATGGCAACTTGGAGACTGCTTTGACAGACAACTTGATTGCAAATATGCTTGAAGGTATTGCTTCAGCAAATGAAACTAAGATGTGGACTGGTACTGATTCATCAACTTCATATGATGGATTCTTGCAGTTGATTGGAACTGATGTTGATGGTGATGTGAACTTTGTCACTCCAACAACTATCACTACTTCAAATGTCTTCACAGAGATTCAGAAAGTAGTAGAAGCACTACCTGTTGCAGTTAAGCAATCAACTGAGAAGCCTATCATCTACATGAGCAATGATGTATGGGAGAAGTATATGTTTGCTTCTGCTGGCAATGGCAATGGATGGTATTCATTCGGAGGAGCAGAAGTTCCAAAGATGTGGCTTGGTATGTATCAGATTGCAGTATGTGCTGGTCTTCCAGCAAACACAATCTTGATGACTCAGAAGTCCAACCTTTGGTTTGGTACAAATGTAGAATCAGATTGGAACAACATTCTGGTGAAGGATATGAGTGAGTTTGGTGAGGACAATGTTCGCTTCTCTGCAAAGTTCTTTGCTGGTTGTCAGTATGGAATAGGTGCAAAGATTGCTGCATATTCTACATGGTTCTAATTCATCAAAGTCTAACTCTTAAAAAATAAAAATACTATGGCTGATTGTTTGCTTGGGGCTGGATTCAGTCTTGCTTGTAATGAAGGAATTGGTGGAGTCAAAGACGTATACCTTGCTAATTGGGAATACTTTGAGACTGATGTGACATTGACTGCTGGTGTGATTACTGCACTACCAACAGCAACCATCTATCGATACCAACCAAATCGTTCAACAGGAGCATTGACCATGACTCCAAATCAGAATCTTGAGAATGGAACATTGTTCTTCACTCAAGCAGTAGAATTCACATTGGGCAAATTAGACCCAGAGAAGCACGTTGAATTCAATGTATTGTCAAAGGCTAAACTTGCAGTATTTGTTCGTCTCTATGATGACCAGATTCTGATGATTGGTAGAACTGATGGTGCATTCTTGACTGCTGGTTCATATCAATCTGGAAAAGCAAAAGGTGATATGTCTGGCTATATGTGTACCATAACTGCTGAAGAACCAGAACTTGCTCCATTCCTTGCTCAATATACTGCTGGAGATGAACCATTCTCCAACTTTGCTGGAATCTCTGTTGTGACCAACTAAGATTCTACAAGATAGAACTTGAAAGAAGGGAGGGAGTATTCCTTCCCTTTTTTCTTAACTGATTGACCAATGATATACCTTGAAACAAACACATCCAATCAACTCATCCGCTTGAGTCTTGATGAGTCAAGGCAATACTTTTCTACACCATTCACTCACTACTTGTTCATACTTGCACATGAAGAGAATTCAACTGCTGGTGTAGATTTGAAACAAGTTGCAACCATCATTGGAGAGAATCAGAGAATCACAATCTTGAATGTGACTACTGCTGGACTCACTCTTGCTGGAAGATACAGATACATGGTGTATGGTCAGAATAGTTCAAGCAATACCAATCCATCAGATGCATCTGTAGTTGGTTTGTGTGAGATAGGATATGCAAATATGTCTGATGGTTCAACTGCTTATGATGTGCAAGACATACCAATTCAAGATGATGTGATATACAATGGATGAGACTACTACAAAGAACAACATAGTATCACTCAAGTTGAGTGACTACTCTCCTGTGCTAACTACTGAGAAGATAGACAGAGGAGGATGGGTGAATTTTGGTGAGAAGAATCTCTTCCCAAATTACTTGAGAGAACTATCAGAGACATCACCAGTACATGGTTCACTATGTATCTCAATCGGTGATATGATTGCTGGCAAAGCAATTCATGCTGGAACATATCAAGCAAGAGTAGATTCATTGGATACCTACAATGTTGCATATGGTGCATCACATGACTTGAAGAAATATGGTGGATACTACATTGAAGTCATCTACACACTTGATAAGTCTGGTATTGCAAAGATGAAGCACATCCCTTTTGAGGAATGCAGAATAGGGATAGACACAGAGTCAGAAGAAATCATTGGAGTCTATCATAGTGAGGATTGGTCTGCTACCAAGAAGAAGAAAAACAAACCAGTCTTCATTCCCAAGTTCAATCCATTGAAGAAATCAATGGAAGGAAGACAGATGTACTGGTGCTTCAACTACACATCTGGTCAAATCTATCCAAGACCAGACTATTGGTCGGCAGTCAACTACATTGAACTATCAAAGCAGATAGGAATCTACCATTGTTCCAACATTCTTTCTGGTCTATTCCCATCATTCATTGTCAACTTCTACAATGGTGAGACAGACATTGAGAAGCAGAGGAAGATGATGCAAGATTGGGAGAACAAATTGTCGGGAGCAAGGAATGCTGGAAAGTTCATCATGACATTCAATGAACCAGATACTCAAAAGGTAGATGTTGTTCCATTCCCAATTCAAGATGCAGACAAGCAGTATGAATTCTTGAGTGAATCATCCAGAAAAGAGGTGATGATTGCTCACAGAATTACTACTCCTCTCCTCTTTGGTATCAGAGACAACACAGGATTTGGTAGCAACAAGGATGAAATGGAGACAGGACTCCAAATCTTCATCAATCAAGTGATTGAACCAGCACAAAGGAAGGTGACTGATGGACTGGAAGAGATTCTATCTGTAGAGATGCAAGGAATTCAACTGGTGATTGTACCAAATACACCATTGAAGACTCAAGCAATGATAGCAGATGAAGCACAAGCATCTGGTGGTAGTGATGTTGCTGGTACTGCATTGAATGGAGCGCAAATATCCAGCATGATTGAGATACTCATCCAATCTGCAACTGGTGTTCTTCCTGTTCCTTCTGCAAAAGCAGTCATGAAAGCATCATTCCCAACATTGACAGACCAACAAGTTGATGATATCTTCACAGGTATCTCATCTGGTAGTGTGAATCCGAATGAGATTGCAATGAATTCACTTCAGACCATGCTCCATCATCTGTCTGGAAAAAAAAAAGTAGATACTGAGAGACTGCATCTGGATGAGTCTGCTGATTTGTTGATTGCTCTTGGTGAGAAAGTAGATGCTGATTGGATTCTGATTGATGAATTCAAAGTAGACTATGATACTGATGAAGAAGACAACCAACTTCTTGAGTCAATAGAGTCACATGAACTTGCAACCAGAGTAGTGAAGGGAACACCAAATCAAATATCTGAACAAGACAAGAGGATGAACAACAAACTCTTCATCACCAGATACAGATACAGAGGAGATACAACTGCAAGGAGCAGACCTTTTTGCAAGAAGATGATTGCTGCTGACTTGCTATATCGCAAAGAGGATATTGAAGCAATGGAAAACAAAGTAGTCAACTCTGGATGGGGAGCGCATGGTGATGATGTGTACTCAATTTGGTTGACAAAGCAATGTCAACATACTGATAATCAGCAACATACACTCTATAAAGGAGGAGGAAATTGCCATCATTTCTGGCAAAAGGAAGTGTATATTTCCAGCAGAGTAGCAAAGATTGATTTGGAGCATAAGTCTGCACAAAGAATTGCAGTAGCAAAAGCGGAAAAGATGGGATACAAAGTGAGGAACAATGAACTTGTTGCAAGACTACCAGTAGACATGGACTACAATGGATTCCTCCCAGACAATCCTGTCTATGGTACTGAAGGAAAGAACTATCAAAGAACTAAAAAATAGTTAGCATGGCTGAAGTAGTATTCATATCAGACACATACATCAAGAAGTACACACAAGTCAATGATTCAGTTGACCCGAATTTCTTCTACCCATCAATCTATCTTGCACAAGACAAGTATCTGCAACCATACTTGGGAACAAACTTGTACAACAAGTTGAAGGATGATGTTGCAAACAATGCTTTGAGTGGAGACTATAAGACTTTAATGGATGACTACTGCTTGAAGGTAGTTCTCTGGTGGACTATGGTTGATGTGTATCCCTACTTGACCTACAAGATAGACAATGGTTCACTTGTTCAGAGAGTGAGTGAAGACACACAACCAGCATCAGATGCAGTCATGAAGCAGATGATGGAGAGAGCAAGACAGAATGCTGAATACTATACTGGATTGCTGATGGACTACTTATGTGCTGAGTCTAATTTGTTCCCAGAATATTCAAGCAATACCTATCCACAGAGGACTCCAATTGGAATCCGAAAGGGAGACAATCACTACATCTTCTCACATGGTAATCATCCAGCAAATGAGAGATACTATGGAGAGAGGAGACTTGACCAACTACCATGAGAAGAGATACCAAAAAACTGAAGCAACTATACTTGACCAAACTCATCAACTATGAGAAGAAGTTGATGTCTACTCTAACTTCAAACAAGCCAAAGAAGTGAATGAACTATGGCATGACATAGTAGTGTTCTGCTCTAAGTTCAGTACACAGATGATAGGGATATCAACAGGAGTGCTTGGAAAAATCTCATATGAAATCTATATGCAAAGGACAATCACAATCGTACAATGGTGTGCAATCGTAGGACTCAGCATCTTTGTTGGATACCTCACATCAGTCATATGCATGGAGAATGGATGGGTGACACAATCTCAGTATATTGTACCTATAGCAACTTTGCTGGGTGAAAAGATTGTTGTCTATCTCTTCCAGAATCACAAGAAGATACTCACTTCATTCCTCACCTATATCACACCAAAGAACAATGAGTGACAAGAAGGACAAGAAGAAGTTCAATGATACCAAGTTTGGAAAGTTCCTCAAGGACAAAGTCAAACCAGTTGCTGGTGACATCATTGAAGTTGTCGGTGATGTGACAGGAATAGATGCAATTGAGAAAGTTGGTGAACTGCTTAACTCAAAGAAGGAAGATAGTGAGCAGATGAAGACTCTTGCAATGGAGTTTGAGAAGTACAAATTGGAATGGCAACTGGAAGTGATGAAGGTTGAGACTGATTTGTATAGAGCAGAAATGGAAGACAGAGATTCTGCAAGGAAGAGAGAAGCAGAATTCACCAAAGCAACTGGAGGAAGAGACTGGTTGATGTCATCAGTTGTCATCACAGGATTGATTCTTCTGGTTGGAGTAGTTGTATGCTTGGTATTCATCCAGATTCCAGAGGAGAATCAGAGACTTGCTGATATGACATTTGGAGCAGTCATGTCTATAGGTGCATCCATCTTCTCATACTATGTTGGAAGCAGCAAGAATTCATCATTCAAAGACCAGACAATTCATAAAGCAATAAGCAATGGCAAGTAGAGATATCAGAGATTGTACATTGGAACTTCAGAGAGCATGGTCTATTGCATCTGAAGAGTATGGAAAGAAATATCCAGAACTACCACAACCATTCCTCACAACCACATACAGGACAGAAGAGGAGCAATTGGAACTATATGCTCAAGGAAGGACAAAGAAGGGAAAAATAGTCACTCAGATTGCTTCTGGTGGAAAGCACAACATACTTCCAGCACAGGCTTTTGATATTGCTTTCAAAAAAGATGGGAAGTTGGATTGGTCTGCTCACCTATTCAAGAAGTTTGCAGACATCATCAAGGACATCTCAGATGATGTAGAATGGGGAGGAGACTGGAGAAAGTTCAAAGACCTTCCTCACTTCCAAGTATAGCAAAAAAAAAGAGCATCACTCTGGATGCTCTCTCTTTGATTCTGGTGATGATTACTTCACCAAGTATCTGTAGTGTGGTGATACCAGTTCAGACTCTTCTGCTGCCCATATAGTCCATGCTTTCACAGACTTCACACCATCACTCATCTTCATCTCCAAGTTCATACCTACATATCCAGAAACCAATTTGAAGTTGGTCATGTCCATTCCTTTCTGGGTGATTCTGAGTGCCAACTTTGAGAGTGATGATTGGTAGTGTGCATCAGCACACTTCAACTGGTCAACCACATACTTGTCTACTCCACCAGATACAATCTTGTTCATGGTCTCAACTTTCTTCACAAGTGAGTAGTATGCTTTCTGCAAGTTCCAAGTTGGAAGTTTAGCAACAAGAGCATCATTGTATGCAGCATATGCTGCTTTCTTCTGCTCAATAACAGAAGGAAGATTGTTCTGAACATGAGTGAATGATTGCTTTGCCCATGATTCAGTTCTGTCCAACAATTGAAGTTTCAACTCATGAGTCTCTGTCATGAGAATACCAAGGATACCAGAATCAGATGACTGAACTTCACCAATGATTGCTGGGTGATTGAAGTCTGCTGCAACAATCTCATTGGCAGTCTTTGTTGCAAGAGAGCGCAAAGAGTAGGACAACCAGTTTCTGTCTTCAATGCTGATAGATACTTTGTTGTCATCCTTGAGAGTCACACTACCATAGGCAGTTGATGACTTAGTTCCACATGGTGAGTAGATTGTTGCTTTGAAAGATGCTTTTTTCATTGTGTGTGTTTTTTAATTATTCGCCAAAGATATAGACACAGATAGACATCTCCGACATCTTTCTGAAAATATTTTTTTTCTCTATGATTCTCAGCAAGTTAGCATATGCATTGTCTAATGTTAATAACTTCTCTTGGAAGGACAGACATTTGTAGTACATTTGCTACTCCAATAACGCAACACACACACAGATGAAAGACATCACATTAGCAGAAATCGAAGTAGGCAAAACTTACACATTGACTTATTCTTCTGGAGCAACTTGTTCTCATTACATCATTGCAATCATGCGTAGTGATAGTGGAAGATATAAGTACACTTGTGACTGGACTGAGAGAAATCCAGAAGGTGACATCACCTTTGAGAAAAAGGGATACACCAAAAGAACTTTCAATGTTGGTACTAAAAGCATTTGGCACTATTAAATCAACTGGGGAGGAGTCAGACTTCTCCCCTATTTTCATTCTCAAATCATACACACATGAAGTACACATCACTCAGTCCCTACACAATTGCAGACAATTGCACAGATGAATCAGACTTGTCATACGGACTTGCTGAATTGCAAGCATTTGTTCGCAACAGAAAAGGTAGTTCTGCTCTTGCATACAAGAGGATGAATGCTATCATGAAGAAGTTGGAATCACTCAAGTAGTAAACAATCAAAACCAATATCATATGTACAATGTACTTATTGAACCAATGCAGAAGCACATCAATGATGGTGCTGCTCAAATCATCTGCTTTCCTACTTATGGAAAAGCACTATCAGTCTTCAAGGAGATATGTGACTCCAAGGGACTGGACTATGATACCTATGACCAAGAAGACTATCCATGTGAATGGATTGCTGGTGGAGTAGGTTATGACTATCGCATCACCTTAATCCCAGACCATCATGTTTGAAGCACCAATCAATCCACCAGATGATACTCCATTGTGCATCTATTGTGATGCAGAACAAATCAAAGATGAAGCAATGGACATGGCAAGAGATAGAGCAAAGCAATACAACATAGAGAATCCAGCAAGTGAAGAGGATGAGAAGAATGAGGATGACTTCTATGATGATTGCTTGGATGAACTTCAAGACCAGTATGGAATGTGTAGATGGTGCTATGATGAAGACCATGCTGATGATGATGATGACTATTGAACTTATATTTGTCTAACTTAATACACACACAAGATGGTATCAAATTCGTATCTACAGGAAAGGAGAGCAGATGCTCTCAAGTTGAAGAGTCTATTGGATGATGGTGCAAAGCACAACTACAATGAGATTGATTTAGCAGTCATCAGAAGAGCAGCAGAATCACCGAATGGTTTTGCAGTTGTCTATCAGAACTGCATGGTAGTTTGCAAGAAACCAAACACATCTGGACTCATGGTTCATCACTATTCAATCTTTGACCTATGAAGTACACACAGAGAACAATCAACATGACCATCAACTATATGTCAAAGAGATTTGACATGAATGATGATGACATCAAGTTCTACACCAAGCAACTTGAACTACTTGTTGAAGCAGTAGTCTTTGACTTCAAGGATGAAGTATATCAAATCAAATTCAAACCAAATCAAAATCATACACATGAAAGCAATTCAAATCAAGGTTAAGCAACCAGCAATTGAACAGACAATTGAAGTATCTGTTCCATGCTATCGCAAAAGAGGAAACTGGTACTATGGAGTCCTATCACAAACAGAAGCAATCCAAGTCTTCAAGTCAGAGTATACCAATGTTGGTGCATACATCTGTACTGGAGAGAGAATGGTCTCTGATGCTTTTGATACAGGAACAGAAGAATGTACCAGAAGTGAATTCCTTGAAGCATTAAGTTGGTCAATCGCTGGAATCAATGCTATCACCAGAGAGATGAAGGAGGACAACCAATGAACTATCCACTATCACCAGAGCATATGGATGCTCTACAGAAGTTCCAAGGTAGACTCAACTCTGAACCAGCAATGGAAGGAGTTGAATTGACTCCAGATAGGAAAGCATCTACACTTGTCATCAGTCACATTGAGATGACATTGGATGAACTATTCTTTGGTCAATGGACTACAGAGAACTTCCAATGGTCTCACATAGCAAATGAAGTCCAAGCATCACTTGAATTGGTAGTCACTCATCCAGTATCTGGTCAACAAATCAGAAGGATTGGAACTGCATCAGTAGTCATCATGGTAGACAGAGTACCAGATGAAATCAAGGATGACCCAATCTTGAGGAATAGATGGGCATTGAGTGCTGACAACAAGAAACCAAATGCTCTTGACATGGCATTCCCCAAACTCAAATCTGAATGTCTGAAGAATGCATCTCAATCACTTGGGAAAGTATTCGGAAGAGACTTGAATAGAAAGAACAAGGATGTCTATAGACCATTCAGAATCACTCCTCAGACTACTGGAGTATCAGCACTACCAGAATCAACCATGACCAAGATGATTGAAGGAATCAAATCTGGAGCGGATGAGTTTGAGATAAGGAATGCAATGGAGTTGATGAAGGATGTGATGAGTGAGGAGCAGAAGAATCAGTTGAACCAATTAATGAAAGAGCAACATGGAGAATAAGTATGTGCAAGACTTGCTGATTCAATCAGCACAACAATCCCTTGCATGGGATAGAATGAGATTGGGCAAATTCACAGGTAGTGGAATCTCTGCTCTGATGACTGAACCAAGAAGCAAAGCAGACAAGGATGCTGGTGCTTTCTCCCAGACTGCTCTCAAGTACATTCATGAGAAACTCATGGAGCAAGTCACAGGACAAGTGTGCTATGAAGCAACAGGAAGAGCATTGGACTGGGGAAATGAATGGGAGGAGACTGCATTGAAGGAATTAGCCAAACACATTGGTAGTACACCAGAGCAGACCAAACTCAAACCATCATTCAAGTTGTTCAATGAATATAGTGGATGCTCACCAGATGCTTTCATGTATCATCAATTCTATGACATGGAACTTGGAGTAGAAATCAAATGTCCATTCAATTCACTCAATCACTTCTACCATTGTCAAGTTGATGGATGGGATACTTTGAAAGAAATCAATTCAGACTACTACTGGCAAGTCCAAATGAATATGCTCACATTTGGAAAGACTGCATGGATATTTGCTTCTTTTGACCCAAGACAACCAGACAATAAGATACTTCATCATGCATTGATTAACTTCAATCCAGATGATGGTCAATTGCTATGTGAAAGAATGGAGAAAGCATATGCATATAAGCAACAATTGTTGAATGAATGGACTAACACATCAGCACTATGAGAGATTCAACCATTGTCTATCGCTCTTTCTATGAAGCAATCTGTGAATTGCCCAAGGAAGTACAAGCAGATGTCTATACTGCTTTGTTCGAGTATGCTCTGAACTTCAATGAAGTTGAACTATCTGGACTTGCAAAGACTATCTTCACTCTCATCAAGCCACAACTGGATGCAAACATGAAAAGATACATGAATGGTACTATACCAAAGAAGCAAACAGGAAGCAAAGTGAAAGCAAAAGACAAGCAAACTGCAACCAAAATCGATGCTAATGAAAATGTAAATGAAAATGAAAATGTAAATGAGAATGGAATCATCAATGAGACAGATGTTGTTGAGTTAGTCAATGAACATCTGAAACCAAAACCAAAGAAGAGACCATCACCATCACCATTCATTCCTCCTACTCTTCAAGAATGGAAGGACTATTTCAAAGCATATGGAATGAAGGAAGAGATTGCAGTTCGCTCATTTGAATCCTACAAAGTAGCAGACTGGCATGACTCCAGAGGAAAGAAGATTCTCAACTGGAAGCAGAAAGTTCAGCAAGTTTGGTTCAAGGATGAACACAAATCATCTGAAGTGAAGTCCAACAGATATGTTCTACCATTGCAATACAGACCAACAGGAGGACTATCATGATATCCAGAATACCTACACATGACATTGAACTGGAAAGTTCAATTTTGGGCAGCATATTGCTTTCTGAGAAGTTGATGGTTGAAGTCATAGAGTTTCTCACACCAGAGAAGTTCTATGAGAGCAAACACAAAGACATCTTTGCATCCATTCTATCACTCTACAGAACATCAACTCCAATAGACATACTCACCTTGACCAAGCAGTTGAGAAGTGAAGGGAAGTTGGAGCATATTGGAGGAGCATTGTACATTGCTCAATTGACCAACAGAGTAGCATCTACTGCAAACTTGATGACATGGTGCTTGCAGTTGAGTGAGATGTACATGAAGAGAAGATTCAATGAGATATCAGCAGAAGTCTATGACAAGACATATGATGATACCATTGATGTCTTTGAAATCTATGACTCCTTCATGACTCAGATGAATGATGTCTATCAAGTCAACTTGAAGAGTGAAGTGATTCATGTATCCAACATCACTACAGAAGCATCCAAGTCCATTGCTCACAGGATGAATAGTACCAATGAAGTATCTGGATATTCAACCAGTATCAGAGCAGTAGACATGATGCTTGGAGGACATCAAAAGTCTGACCTTATGTACATGGCTGGAAGACCAGCAATGGGAAAAACTGCTATGGCTTTGACAGAAGTCTTGGAACTGGGGAAGTCTGGTGCATCAGTTGCTTTCTTCTCACTTGAGATGAGTAGTGTTCAACTTGTCTACAGACTTGCATCCATGATATCTGGTATCTCAGCAGAGAAGTTGATGAAGTATCGACTGGATAAAGAAGCAGCACAGAAATACTATCAAGCAGTTGATGTGTTGAACAAGTTGCCTATCTACATTGATGATACTGCTGGTCTATCTGTATTAGATTTGAAAGCAAAGGTGAAGAGGATGCAACAGAAGCATGGGATAGAGATTGTCTATGTTGACTATGTTCAGTTGATGTCTCTTGGAGGAAAGAAGACTGGTCTATCAAGAGAGCAAGAACTATCTGCTATCTCAAGGAATCTGAAGTTGATTGCAAAGGAATGCAACATACCAATGATTGTTCTGTCTCAATTGTCCAGAGGAGTTGAATCAAGACAAGATAAGAGACCAATCCTTGCAGACTTGAGAGAGTCTGGTTCACTTGAACAGGATGCTGATGTAGTGACCTTCCTATTCAGACCAGAATACTATGGTATCATGGAAATGGATGGAGGACATTCAACCGAAGGAATGGGAGAGTACATCATTGCAAAGCAGAGGAATGGTGGAACTGGTATCTGTCCAATGAGATTCCATCACAACATCATGAAGTATACAGATATGAATGTCTATCCACATGGTCAACAAACACAAGATGAATTCTGATGAAGACTTGCAAAATCTGTAGAGTGAAATTCACTCCATCATTCTCCACACTTCAACCAACTTGTACCAGTCCATTGTGCATTCTGAAATGGGCAAAGAAAGTTGATGAGAAGAAAGGGAAGAGAGAAGTGAAAGCAATGAGAGAGAGACAGAAATCAATCTCTCAATGGAGAAGAGAACTGCAACAAGTGTTCAACAAGTTCATCAGAGAAAGAGACAAAGGAAAGGGATGCATCTCATGTGGAGCAAAACTGCAAGGGAAGTATGATGCTGGTCACTATTACTCTGTTGGTTCATATCCAAACTTGAGATTCAATGAAGACAATTGTCATGGTCAATGTGTCCATTGCAACCAGCATCTTCATGGGAATCTTCTGGAGTATCAGATAGGAATCTTGAAGAGGATTGGAAAGCATAGACTGGAAGAATTAGAATCACAGAGGAATGAACCATTGAGACTTCCTCTGGATGAAATCAAAATCAAAATCAATTTTTATAAATCAAAAACCAAAGAACAATGTACCAAGTAGAATCAGTAGAATTGCCACAAGCAAAAGGAAAGAAATCAATCTACCCATTCAAGACTCTTGAAGTCGGTGAATCATTCTTCATCTTTTGTGAACCAGCGCAGATGACCAAGACACAAAGAAAGATGTCTGCTCTATGTGTGATGTCTGGGAAGAGACATGGAAAGAAGTTTGTCACCAGAAGAGTTGACAATGGTGTGAGAATCTTCAGAATAGAGGAGGTGAAATCATGAGCAAACAGATATCATTCCTTTTATGTCTTGCTTTGTATGGATGCAATGAGCATCAAACAAAATCGCAATTACAAGGTAATAGAATTCAATTTAGAGACTGGAACTATGAAAGTGGAGCATCATTGTCAATAGTATCCGTTGATTCAATTGAGTTTCTTATCAATCACAGAACAGGACACATGGTAAGGATAACAGAAGGAGGTGACAAATGAGAAAACAAACTGCAATAGAATGGTTGCAAGAGCAATTGAATCCAGATATGAAAACAATGCAAGGAGTTATTGTGCAAGAGTTACTTGAACGAGCGAAAGCAATGGAGAAGGAACAGATATTGGATGCTTATGAATCTGCAAAAGAAGACCAGTTGAATCTTCAATGGTCTACTCAGTATTGGAATAAAACATATGTGGGTGAAGAAATGAGCAAACAAACAGCAGTAGAGTATTTGATTGAACAACTACTACCTAAAGCATTAGGAGGACAACAACATTATCATATTGAGATAGCCAAAGCAATGGAGAAGGAGCAGATTGTTGATGCATCTAATACTGCTATAGACTACTATAAAAAAACAAGGAGGTGAACAATGAAACCAAAAGTCAAGACATGGTTGAACCAGATTGAATCTGGGATGATATCCAGCAACACAACAAGGATTCTCCACTACATCATGATGCATGATGGATGCACTATCCTACACATGAGAGAAGACTTGCTCTGCTCACATCAGACATTGACTGCTATCATAAGCAACTTGATGGATGAAGGATTGGTCAAAGCATCTGGAGAGATTGAAGTTGATGGAAGTCACTACTCCAAACTCTGGTATCTGGTCAATGATGTAGATAGAATCAAGCAGATAGAACTAAGGAGAGAAGAGAAATTCCACAGATTCATTCTTTCTATGTCTGAACATATGGACAAACTTCATTTGATACAGGAACACTTGGACTCATTGAAGTTGATAGACACAAACACACACAGAGATGAATGTATTGGATTGGAACAAGAGAATCAAACAAGTGTTCAAGGAACACTATTCTGACTTCTATGTCTATAGAGTGACCAACAGATATCTGAACTTGTGGAAGAGCATCTACATAGTGACCATGCTCTTGTCCATCTATCTATCATTCATTGATGACTTGTGCTGGTTGAAGTCATGGTTCACCATCTTCTTCATCCATACAGGAGCAGTAGTGATAGACATCCTTTGGATACGTTCAAGACTGCAAGTGATGCAGAATCGGTTGAGCAAAGATGGAATCAGAGTGAATGTTGAGTACATCATCTACATATGTGAGGACATTCTCCCAGATTAATTGATACAAAGAGCATCCAGATTGGATGCTTTTTTGCTTTTGTAACTTGCTGAATTTCAAGCATCAAAAAAATATTTCCCAGAATTGTTGTGTGATGTCTATCTCTGTCTATATTTGATGCCATGAACAACACACATACAACCAATTCAATTGCATCTGGAGACAAGTCAATGAAGATTCATGTCTCCAATGGTGCAAGAACACTTTGCAATAGAAAGTCTTTGCACAAGGAAGACAAGCAAACATTCAAGAATGCTCTTCAAATTGCTCCAGAACTTTGTTGTGCAAAGTGTACTGCTATCATCAACAGAATCAAATAATCCTCAAACACACACACACATGATACAAAGAGTCACAATCCTATCTCAAGGAAAGCAAAGCAAGATGTACACACTATGGAACTACAATGTTGGTAGTGGATATTCCAAGCCACAATACATCAAGAATCTATCTACTGACTATGATACTGCTCTCATGTTAGCAGAGCAGTTTGCAGAACGTGCTGGAAGAGAATTGTGGAATGATGCTATGGAATCTCTCAAACCAATCCTAAGAAGTCAGCAGATGACTCCTACTATGGTGAAGTTTGGGAAGAACAAAGGAGTTGAATTGAAGGATTGTGAACCAAAGTTCATCATCTGGGTAGCAAAAGGATGTCCATTGTATGATGAGAAATATGAGAATTGGATGAATCATTGCTTTGGTGGTAGTGAATTTGAATCATATGCTCAATCACTTGCAGTAGAACTTGGTCTTGGAGTGATGCACAAGGAGAAATTCTATACTACAGAGCAGTATCAGAAAGTAGTTGAGAAGGAGCAGTTGATGTCTTCTCTGGTGAATGGTCATCACAATACTGATGGTCAAAGATTGGACTTGACTTTGACTTGCATCAAGCAGACTGGATATGAGTCAGCATATGGATACATCAGTATCTATACTTTCATTGATGCTGACAACAAAGTGTATACCTACAAGGGAGGAACATTGACTCAGACAACCAAGAACATTGAGGGAACAGATACTTGGGATACACAAGAAGGAGTGAGCAAGGATATGACAATCACTTGCAAAGCAACCATCAAGCATTCTACATACAAGGAACAACCAGTCACATTCATTCAGAGATTGAAGATTGCTGACATCCAGAAGATGCACTAAGTACAAGCATCAGATAGACAAAGAAGAGGACTCAATAGAGTCCTTTTTCTTTTTTCAGATGTATGAATACTTCCCATAGTTTGGATGCAGTTCAAAGTACATTCTCATCATCACCATATCTGCATAATCGGGAGAGATTCCATGTTGTCTCTGAATCTCTTCTTTGCTGGTCACAGAGAGTCTTGAATCTGAATCTGGATGTCTCCTCCTTATCATGTCCAGTTCTTTCACTAATGTGTCCCTATTCGCCACAGGAAGGATGATTCTATTCTGCTCTATCATCTCTGCAAGTTTGAAGTAGCATTCTGCTTTCATGTTAATGAACTTTTCTGGATGCTTTGCTCTTGCACCATTCTGGAATCCCCTACACTTCAAGAAGTCTGTTGCTCCTCCTCCCACACCATCTTCATCACAGATGATGTTGGACAACTTCACTTGGTACTTTCTACTCAATTGTCTGATGGACTCCACAACTTCATTGATTCTGTTCTTCCTGTATTCAACTACATCAATCAACTGAAGATTTCTCCAGACTCCAATAGTAGTTCTATCCTTTCCAAGTCGGGCTATGTCAGCAGTTATGTACATCTCTCCTGTCTGGTCTTCATCTCTGAAGCATCTCAGCAAGTCATCATAGTTGAACAGATTATCTATTGATTCATCATAGTCCCAGTCTCCTTCCAGCAATCTCTTTCTGTCTACTTCTGGGAGTCGGGAAAGAGTTTCATAGTACGTTGGTGGAAGGTGATGATTGTCCATTGCAGTCGCTTGAATGAAAGCATACTGATGAGGTAGTGAACCATTCTTCCAAGGTGAGAAGATTTCATTGTACAACCATCCCTTGGAAGGATTGCAAGTCATCAATCCCTTGGGAGGAAGATTGTATTCTCTCAACTTAAATCGGACTCGACTCCTCAAGATGTCTATTGCTTTCTTGGTGACTTGGGATACCTCGTCTACAAACCAGTCTGTGATTTCTAAACTTCCTAATGAGTCAAAGTTTTCATCTGAAGGATATGCATACAAGTCCTTCAAGACAATCTCACTTCCATTGCTGAAGGTGATGACATTTGATTGTCCATTGAATCGGTAGTCCTTCTCTGCTCTAAGTCCATACATCTGACACACTTCAAAGAATGTCTTCAGAGTAGTCTTCTTCAATGTGTCCAGTTTACTTCTCCCAATCAATCCTCTTGTTCCTTCATACTTGAGTCTCCTCTGGACTTGCCATGCACAACCAAGGAATGACTTGCTTCCTCCTGCTGCTCCTCCAAAGAGAACAAGTTCACATTCATGGTCTATTGCCAAATGTCTGAGAGCATCCAATTGCTTGGGGAGGAATTCAATCATAGTAGATACTTGTTGTCACCAGTCAATTCATGAAGTTGAAAGAAGAGAGTATTCATTCTCTTAGATGCTTGAAGTGATGGTTTGATGAGTCGCTTGCAAGCAAGAAGAATCATTTCTTCCATCAGTTCTTGCTCTTTCTTTTTGATGTCTATTTCTGTCATGTGAAAAAGGTTTTGTGAATTTGCTTCAAGTGATATGTCCAAGTGTATGATGTGACCAAGTTACCATAGGCAACTACTCTGTATCCATAGAATTCAAGTTGCTCATTGTACTCTTCTGTGAACACTATGTCTGTGATTGCATATGACAAGTATGTGTACATCTCAAAGTAGTCAAGCAATGAATTGTACATGGTATCTTCAAACTCTTCCAATGAAATGGGGAAGTCCTGTTCATCATACCATATCTCCCCAAGAGGAACATCATCTGTCTCTTTTGTTGCTCTCAAGTATGCAATATCATTGAGCAGTTCCATTGCATCCATCATCTCTGGTGAATTCCTATTCCCATAGTAGTAGTCTATCATGTCCTTCAATGTCATCATATCCCATTCCAGAGTAGGTCTTTGATAGACAGGAAGAGAAACTCCACATGACTCCAGCAGTTCATTGAATGTATATGACTCCTTCATCTGATGAAAGTATGATGCTCTCCAAGATTGGATAGAAGTCTCTTGTACTGGTCATGATTCTCACCAATGATTGCGCTCATATGCTTTGCAACATTGACTCCTTTTCTATGTAGAAATATCAACTCATGTACTGCTATGTCCATAGATACTTGTCTTGCATCAATGTACTTCATCAGTCTATCATGATGATACTCTTGAACAGATAGACTTGCTCCTTTGTTCTGTGTCATAGGATTCTGATGGTTTGTATCTGCTCCTTGGTACAAGTGAGTCCATACTCACAAAGACAATCGGCAATCTCATTGAGCATCCTTCTCAACTCAGCATCTGTTGCATACATATTCTCAATCTGGGATACACCATGAATGATGGTAGAATGAGTGAGACATCTCTCAAACATATTCCCAAGAGACTGAAGAGACATCATCCCTTGCTTGACATATTCTTGAACCATGCAGTACATCACCAGATATCTACTGATGACCTTCTCCTTGATTCTACTATTTGTCTTTGGTATGTTGATGATACCAGTCTGTGCTGATACACATTCACAGATGTAGTCAAAAGATTCAGATGATGGTTTGGTATGCTCATTCATCCTTCTGAAGATTCTACTACCATACTTCCTTGCATTCTGGTTGAAATGGGGAAGTAGTAGTTCTATTGCTTCCATCTTGTGATTGTCGGGAAGCATGGAGAGGACTGCATAGATAGCATCCTCTGCTCCTAATTTATCAGAGTGCATATTGGTGTGTTTGTTAGTTGAGAAAGTTTCTTGATATGTTTCAGTTGCATGGTTTCTGGTTTGTCAATGTATCTGTATAGTGACCATCTACTGATGTTCATCTTCCTTGCACAAGACTCTTTTGTTCCAAAGTGTTCCAGTATATGTTCTTCCAACTTGTTCATAGAATTGCTGCCGATGCTTCATTGATTGCATCTACATTTGACAAAGATATGTCACTATTCTGCAACATGGAATCATGCTTGGACATTCAGTTGAAACAACATATGAACACATGGAAGTCATATGCAATTGGGTTGATGAGAGACAGAGTGAAGGGAGAAGATTTGTTGAGTGAGATACTCTTGAAGATAGTAGACAATCAGAGAGACAAAGCAGAACAACTTGCTTGTGAGGGAACATTCTTCTGGTATGTGAACAAAGCACTCTGGAGAGGAGCAATCAATCAGTCATCATCCTTTGCAATCAAGTACACCAGATATGCAAAGCAATGGTCTGATATGTCTACCAAACATGAAGAGGAAAGAGAGCAAGCATGGTTGGGAAGCAGACTAGACAATGAGTATCTGGATGCATACATTCAACTGATGCCACAGATAGATGCAGTCATCTTGAGACTCTACATGATGGATGACTTCTCATATCAGAAGGTGAGTGATGAAACTGGGATACCAGTCAAGGACTTGTATAAGTTAGTAGAAAAAGCAATCAACAAAATCAAGAGGAATGTGGAATCTAAATGTACCAAAGTCAGTCCAAGATGGAAGGATGACAATCTGTAAACAATGCAAGTTCTACAACCAGAATGGAACAAAACCAACTTGTGGTAGACCTATCATTGGGAATGCTCTGACTCCAGAAGAGATTGAAGAATTGGAGAAGGAGAATGTTGTCACGTTCTATAGAAGGAAGACAAGACTCTGTGGATGCTATCTCAAGGAGAAGACCAAGTATACCTTCACATCATGTCCTGTCGGCAAATGGGGAAAGTATAGACTCAATGATGAACAGACAGAGCAGTTGAAGAAATTCATGGAGGAACTTCCAAGCAAGGGAATTCTCAAGAGTGAAAACATTCTACAACTGAGAGAATGGTTTGTGAAGATTACAGGAAGCAAGAAGCACATTCCAAATTGTCCGAAATGCATCAAAGATTTGATATCATCAATCAATGCTCAACTCAACCAGATAGAACAATGAGATATGTGATACTTGCAAAGACCAGAATCTCATTTGACTATGATGGTACTTTGTCTACTAAGAGAGGGAAGGAACTTGCAGCAGAGAAGATTGCAAATGGGAATCCTGTCTACATCATAACTGCAAGACAGAAGTCAGACTCACATGATGTCTATGCAACTGCTGATGAATTGGGGATACAGAAGTCTCATGTCATCTTCACCAATGGAGAAGACAAATGGAAGTACATCCTCCAGTATGACATAGACATTCACTATGATGACAATGAAGAGCAGAGACAAAAGATATTGAAGAACACGAATGCACAAGCAATCAAGTTGAAACAATGATAGACACACTTCCACAAGCAAACATATGTACTCACCATGATTCCATGTCCTATGATGTAGGAAGAAGGAATCCTTGGGAGAACTATCATGATGACAGGATGAGCATCCAGAATGAGATACTCTTCTTTGTTGTTCTTGCTGGTGCTTTGTGCTTCATGCTTCTTGGTGTGCTGGATGCAGTCAATCAAACCAACAAACACAAGTAGATGCCTATACCAACACCAACACCAAACGAGGAAAAGAGTGACTTCATTGCCAGATGCATGAGTGATGAGAAGATGATATCCGAATACAAGGATTCAGCACAGAGACTTGCTATATGTCAGACATCATTCAAAAGCAAAAGTGAAGCAAAGTAGAAGCAAATCACAAGCGAAATAGAAGCAAACCAAAAGCAAAACCATAAAGATGGACAATAATACAGAAAGCAAGAAACAAGCAATGATAGTTGCACTACATCAATCTCTTGGTATAGTGACCAAAGCAGCATCAGTAGTTGGTATTGCTCCAAGCACACACTATGGATGGTTGAAGGAGGATGAGGAGTATGCTTTCGCAGTTCAAGAAGTACATGATAAAGCAATTGACTTTGCTGAAGCAAAACTATTTGAACTGATTGAAGGAGCAGAGAAGGAAGTAGTGACTGCAAATGGGAAGGTAGTGACCATCAAAGATTCTCCCAACACATCAGCAACCATCTTCTACTTGAAGACCAAAGGAAAGAAGAGAGGATATGTTGAGCGACAAGAAATCACAGGAGAAGAAGGAAGACCAATCATTCAAATTGCTGGCAACATATGATAGAAGTATCACTACCCAAGACCTATGATACAATCACATTGAAGCAGTATGTGGACTTCATGTGTGCAAAGACTGATGTGACCAAAGCAATGGTAGCAACTGGGAAGACCAGAGCAGAAGTAGAGTCCATGTTGTATCAGACAATTGACTTCATCAATGAATCATTCTATGATGCTTGTGAGAAAGGAACACCAAGACATGAGCAGACATTTGGTGCTGGAGGAATGCACATTGGATTCATCCCAGATTTGAATTCACTTTCATTCCGAGAGTTTGTGGACTTGGATGCATTGAGTCAGCAAGTGTGGACAAAAGATGGTGTTGACTTCAAGGAACTACCCAGACTCATGGCAATCCTGTTCAGACCTATTGAAGCGAAAGTTGGAAAGTTCTACACATTGAAACCATACTCTGGTGATTCCATACCAACATACATTGACTACATCAATCAGATGACAATGGACAGAGTGAATGGTGCATTGGTTTTTTTTTCGACTATCGAAAGAGAATCACTACTCAATTCTCAAGCCTATTCTCTCAAGCAAATGAGGATGATGATGATGGAGACTTCTCAACTCCAAGCGGACTTGATAGATGGGGATGGTATCACATCATTGAGTCAGTAGCAGAGAGAGACATCACCAAGTTCAAGACAATCTTGGACAAGGATGCAAGAGAGATATTCACTCATCTATCATACATGAGAGACTATCAAGTAGAGACAAGAAGACAAATGAAACAACAATATAGATAGACCATGTTCAGTCAAGTATCATACAATGTAGTCATAGATAGATTCAAAGCATTCGCTGCTGGTCACTATCTCATCAAGAGATTCAGTCATGGACAGATTGATGTGACAGACATCATGAAGGATGCTGAGTATCCTTGGATGCACATAGTTCCAGTATCAATGAAT